GGTATGACGCAGACTGTCCGGTGCATCAATCGGATAAGAGGTGAAACCGTTTTATCTGAATAGTAAGCCGTCCCCCCTAACAACCCCTCCTGTCCCTGAAGGGGCCCCAAGGGCCCGCCGAGGACTCGTTACGAGTACTCCTGTGGGCACTCGTTCCGAGTCTTTTAAACCATACGTCACCTTGCTTTGTCAATTATTATCTTGATATGACCCGTAACATGCGTGGACGCCGTGCTGACGCACGCCGCCACGCGGCCGCATTCCATATCAAGAAGGTACTTGACAGACACCCCGCCCGCGTGGTTTCACTTCCGGTATGACGAAACCCAAAATGACGTCTGGTGGAAACACTAAACGTAAAAGAGGCATTAAGGGCCCCAAGGATGGGGTACGTCAGGTCCGTGCAGTAGAACGTAGAAGGAAGGCGATGGAGTGGCGGGTGATGGGCCTCACTTACCACGAAATCGGCAAGCGCATGGGTGTGTCTCAGGTCCGGGCCTACCAGCTGGTCAAGGCGGGACTGATGGAGACGCAGAAGGAAGTGGCGGACGAGCTGAGGCAGATCACTCACAACCGCCTCACGTTCATGTTCGGCAAGCTCATCCCCGGCATCGTGGACGGAGACCCGCAAGCAGTGAACGCGGCCGTCAACGTCATCAAGCAGTACAAGTCCATGTTCGGCCTCGACCAGCCCACCAAGCACGAAGTCACCGGCAAGGACGGCGGGCCGCTGGCGATGCCGGTGCCGATCACGGAACAGCAGTCACTGCAGGAGGTCGTACGCGGCCTGATGGGTGTCAGGACCGGCGACATCACCGACCTCAAGGAGAAGAGTGGCGAAAAGCACAAAGGGAATGGATCAGGCTGAGCTGGCCCGGTTGCTCACGCCAAGAATGACGCCATACTTTTGCGGCCAACAGCCGTCACCGAAACAGACCGCATGGCTCCTCTTGAACGACATTAAGGAGGTCTTCTATGGCGGCGCAGGGGGAGGTGGCAAGTCCATCGGAATGTGGATGGGTGCTCTTCAGTTTGTGGACCAAGAGGATTACTCTGCCCTCATACTACGGCGTACCTTTACTGATCTATCCCTCCCCGGGGCTCTCATCGATGTTAGCCGCTGGTGGCTGGATGGTACGGACGCCAAGTGGAATGAGCAGACTCATACGTGGTCGTTTCCGTCCGGCGCAACCATCACGTTTGGACACCTTGAATACAAGCACTCTCACCATCGCTACCGCTCCTCGGAGTTCCAGTTCATCGGATTCGACGAGCTGACCGAGTTTGAGGAGGATCAGTACACGTTCCTGTTCTCGCGTCTCAGGCGCAGACTCGGTAGCAACATCCCGCTCAGGATGAGGTCCGCCTCCAACCCCGGCGGCCGTGGACATGAATGGGTGAAGAAGCGTTTCATCACCGGCGACATCGTCCCGGGACGCGCCTTCCTCCCGGCCACCATCGCCGACAACCCGTACATCGACAAGGAAGCGTACGAGGACTCGCTGTCCCGCCTCAACGAGGTGATGAGACAGCAGATCATGGAAGGCAACTGGGACGCGGTCGAGGGGGGCAAGGTCATTGACCGCCTCTGGTTTAGGATGGCCGACAAACTGCCCGCGCTCCCCAGCAGGGTCAGAGCGTGGGACTTGGCCGCGTCCACTGACGGTGCTAGGACCGCTGGCGTCCGCATGGGAAGGGACGTCGCGGGCAACTACTACATAGAGGACGTCGTCAAGGACCGCCTCGCTCCCGGTCCACGGGACGAGCTGATCGAGCAGACCGCGCTTGCTGACGGCACGCTCGTTCACATCCTCATCGAGCAGGAGGGTGGGAGCGGCGGCCTCGCCCAGTGCGACGCGCTCAAACGTCACCTTGAGGACAAGGGCTTCTCCGTCGAGGCCGTGCCCGTGACCGGGGGCCAGCTGACCGAGAAGATCAACCCGCAGTCGGCCAAGGTGAGGAGGGCAGGCCCGTTCGCGTCGGCTCTCAAGAAGGGAAGAATCTGGTGCGTCCCGGGTGAGTGGAACGGCGACTATCTCGCCGAGTGCAACGTCTTTCCTGAGGGTCAGTACGTCGATCAGGTGGACGCGACCGCGATGGCCTTCAACTGGATGGAGGACAACCCGGGTGTGCACGGCGTCGGGGACGAGAAGGAAAAGGCAAACGTCGGCAAGTGTGAGTGCAACCACATTCCGCATGAACCGTGGTGTGAAGGTAAATGGGATGAGAAGGAAGCGCAGGCTGGCAGGGGCGCGGTAAGTCGCGGAATCTTCCGTGTGCCTCAGGGTCGGCCGCCCATTGTAAGGAGACGTTACTGATGAGCCTCATCAGCAACCTCGGCCGTGAAAGTCAGGTGGCTTTCAACACCTACGGCCACAGGCTGTCCGCGATGTATCGACCGGGCTGGGACCAGTACGACCCCGGCTACGCCCTCGGTCGCGACATCGAAGTGTACGACAAGCTCAGGGAGGACGCGGTCATCGACCACGCCATGACCTACCGCAAGCACCTCGTTGCGGGCAGGAAGTGGAACCTGATCCCCGCGTCCAAGGAGCAGGGCGACGTGATGGCCAGCCACGTGATGACCCAGCTGGTCAAGAAGATACAGCGGTTCACGTCGGCGAGGTTCAACCATTCGGGCGCGTTCATGACCGGAAGCGAGTGGGCACTCGTTGACGGCCGCACGATGAACCTGCCGCTGGGCGACAAGATCGTCCGTAAGTGGTGGGTGCCGATGGGCCTCAAACACATGAACAGGCTCAGGGTCATCAGGAAGGCAGTCGAACTTCCGGACGGCACCGTTGACCGCGAGTATCAGGTGTGGAACGTAAAGAACAACAAGTTCGAGAGGATGGACCACCCTGAGTGGTACGTCAAGCACATCTACGACGACGTCGAGCAGTCGCTCGGCTTCGGTCGCGGGCTTCTCGATTCCATCTACTACGTCTGGTGGGCGAAGGGCATCATCTGGAACGAGGCCCTTGGAGGAGTGGAACGCTGGGGTCGCGGCTTCATCGTCGCCAAGATCAACGGCTCCATCCCCGGGTCCATCGGCAAGACGAACGCGGCACTCAGGGGCGAGTTCCTCGACGAGCTGGAGGCGCATCAGGCGAGGCACATCCTTGCCATCGACGGCCGCCATGACGTCGAGGTCATCAACGGCCCGGGTCAGGGCTGGCAACTCGTCAAGGAGATGATCGACTACTGTGACAACGTCATCCGCACGCTGATTCTCGGCTCCAACCTTCCCACGGCCGGTAGCGGCGGGGAAGGAGGCTCCTTCGCCATGGCCAAGGTGCAGGAGAACAGCACCGAGTCCCTGATCCAGTACGACAGGGAGCTTCTGGCGGAGACGTACACGAACGATCTCCTCAACCTCATCTGGCGCGTGAACCGCTTCCCGCTGGTGAGCATGGGACTGGGCAACATCGAGATGCCTCAGTTCAACATCGAGCAGGAGAAGCACGTCGATCCGCTGAAGCACGTGCAGGTCGGTCAGGCCCTCGTTCAGGCCGGGGCCGACGTCAAGGAGGAGGACATCTTCCGCGACACCGGCTACTCGCCCGTGGGCAAGGGCATTCTCAAGGGTAAGGACGTCAACCAGCAACAGACCGGCCTCGGCGGACTGGGCGGCTTCGGTTCGCCCGGTGGAGGCGGCGGACTCGGCGGTCTGCCACAGCCTCCCAAGCCCCCGATGCCGAGAGGAGGTGAATGATGGGTCTCACGAACGCGATGAAGGCTTACGCACGCGGGTTCCTGCGCGGAATCGGCTTCTCCTTTGATGAGTCGAAGGTGAAGCGCGACAATGACGGAAAGTTCTCCTCAACCGGTGGTGGTGGAAAGGGAAAGAAGGAAAAGGCCCCCAAGGAGAAGAAAAGTGCCAAGTCCATCGTCAAGGCTAGGAGAAGTCGTTCACTGCCAAGTGACGCTCTGAGTGGGCCGCCACACAAGACCTCAATGGAGTCAGTCGTTTCTGTCGACGATTTTGAGGGTGACTTCGACTTGGTGGCAGAGGCTGACGAAACTGCTATGGAAGATATGAGGGACACGATAGAAATGTCGTTGGAGGCCAAGTACGGCAAGGCTGGGGCCAAGGAAGCTATGAAGCAAGTGGAAATCAGCCCCGGTGAGTTTCAGGAGTTTGACTCGTCGAACCCGACTCACGCGTCTGGTTATTTCTCTCATGACATCAAGGCCCCGAAGAAGGTGTTGGAGGCCGTATGGGAACATGTCTTTGGTGAGAAAGCTCCGGAAGATGCAATAGAAAAGGCTTAGGAGGAATCATGATCCGCTCACTGGAAGGAATCGACTTCAAGAAGGGTAAGAACGTGGTGCAGATCGCGACCAAGATGAAGTGCGTCGCGGTGAAGATGGAGGACGAGTTCCTGATCCGCACACCCAGCGAGTTCGTGTGGGGGAAGAAGAAGGAGCGCAGGAAGGTCATCGACAAAAGGACCAAGAAGACGAAGACGGTCATGGAGAACGTGCCGACGAGGAAGAAGGTCCACGGCGGCGGCGTGCTCAAGGGCGTCAAGGGAGACTACATCATCCGTAGGGAGGACGGG